ATTAGAAAATTGTAAATCTCTAATAATCAACACAGTGCATGATAGTATTGTTGTTGATGTTCATCCTACAGAGATAGACATCATACCTATTTACTTAAAAGAAAGTATGTTAAAAGTAAAAGATAGGATGTTATATGACTTTGATCTTACAATAGATGTTCCAATGGAAGTGGAATTAAAGATTGGAGATGATTGGTTAGACATGGAAGAAATAATAGATGAAGAACAATCCAATGTTTACGAGGTGGAAAAGAGAGCTGTATAAATACAAAAGAGATAACCCCTACATAAAGATAACAATGCCTAAAATGTCTTGGCATAAAGAGGGGGATAATATAATAAAAAAACCAACAAGAAAATATTATTCATATTAAGTTGACATTTAATATAATTTGTATATAACTGTAGAACTTTTAAAATTTATAGGAGGTTGTAATGACAACAGATTTAACATTAACAGAAAATACCCTTCCATTTGCACAAGCAATGGAATCCTTGGGAATAGTAGATGAGAGTGGCTCATCTAATTCTCCCACAATACCTAGAATATCAATAAATAATAAAACTAGGTCTCCTTCTGGGGCTACAATTCCAGACGGAACATTAAAAATAGATCATCCACAATACGGTGTAGTCTACGCTGAAAATGCGTGGATAAGAGTTTTTCAACAAAGATTCTTTTATCAAAGATATGACGAAAATGCTATCTTTCAAACTAAAGAAGGAAAAGATATTCGTGGTAGATATGTAAATAGATCGGTGTTTGTTAGAAATCCTTATGATGAAGCTCTTGATGAACTTGGTACAATTAATTGTGGTAAGAAAAAGATAGACGATTGGGATAAAGCATCTGAAGCCGATAAAGAATGGTGGAGAGGATCTAAAAGATATAGAGTATTATTTGGTCTTTTAAAAGTTGAGAATGCTGTAAAAGAAGGTAATGGAGAGACTGTATCTTTTGATAACTTCCCTGTTATGTATCAGATAGGAAGTAAGGATACTTTTAAGAATTTTGGTAATGCCCTGTCGGAATTGCATAAAACTAAAAAGTTACCTTATTCCCATGCTTTAAAATTTAATATGGAATATAAGCAAACTCCTGCTGTGAGTTGGTATGTAGTTAATCCTACCATTGAGCCTGAGACTTTAGAATTAACGGAAGATGATATAAATACTAATAAAGTATTTAACGAGTTTATTCTTACTCACAATGAGACTGTTAGACAAAAAGCTTCTGAAGCATCTAAAAGATTAGATGAAGCAGAGAATATACTTGATAATGAAGACTTTATAGAAGTAGAAGCTACCGCTTCTTAAAACTATGGATAACAATTTAGCAAGAGTATTTGCTTATCTTGAAAAGGCAAGCAAGGATAAATCTACTATGTCAGATGATATAGTAGAAGAAGCAGGAGAATACTTTAAAAAGTGTTTGAAGCGACAATTTAATCCTGAAGAGAGGAAGTTTAAATTACGACCTTCTAATCTGGGTAAACCTTTGTGCCAATTACAGATGGAAGCACAAGGAGCTGAAAGACAGCCTTTTGACTCTACCTTTAAAATGCGTATGATACTTGGGGATGCAGTTGAAGCTATATTTAAAGCTGTTTTAAAGGCATCAGGGGTAGAATTTGAAGATAGTGAGAGAGTAAATATAAAAATTGGAGACCATGAATTATCAGGGGAAACTGATTTATATTTAGATAACAAAGTAGATGATATAAAATCCTGTTCAGCTTGGGCGTATAGACACAAGTTTTCATCAATAGACAATATGAAACAGCACGATACTTTTGGGTATATACCACAATTAGTTATGTATTCAGAAGGTGCTAATAAAGAAGTTGGTGGTTGGTGGGCTATAAATAAAGCTACAGGAGAAATAACTTATCTTGATCTTGAAATAACAGATAAAGATAAACAAGAACTTTTAAAAGATGTGGAAGATAAAATAGAAAATATTAAATCTAACAAGCCTTTTAAAAGATGCTTCGATGAGGTTGGGGAAACATTCAGAGGTAAGAAGACAGGTAATAAACACCTACACAAGATATGCTCTATGTGTGAGTATAAGAAACCTTGTTGGGGAGACCTTAAATACAGACCTCAGCCTGCGTCTAAAGCTCAAAACCCTCCTTGGCTTTACTATACAAGTTTAAACGAAGAGGTATCAGCTTGACGAAGAAACTTATCGAAGTGGAGGATGGGGATTTTTATATCCTTGTTCGACCAAAAGCAGACGATGAAGACGGAGACTGGTCACATGAAACTACTATTACCTGTAATAAGTCTGCTAAAATTCCTAACGATGTCTATGACCACTATTTTAACCTTGCTAGGGCTATGGTTGGTCTTAGTTATATTGCTAATGATGGACTTATTGACATACATAACTTATATTTTGATAGGGCGTTGGAGGGAAAAATAACAGGAAAAGAGGGAGAAATGCTATGGAACATATTGAACATAGATTTTGAACTGGAAGAGCCTGTTGTGGAAAGAAAAGACAATGTAATAGAAGTAGATTTTACCAAAAAAGATTCATAAAGTTTTTTAGATCTTTTTGGGGAGTAATTATATTACATGTCTTTTTTAATTTATTAATAATATGTAGCGATGGAGATAATACCTTAATCGCTTTCAGAAAAGGACAGCTTAATGAAGAAGCCTACACAATTACAGTTTGATGCTGTGCATTTTCCACAACATTATAATGAAGGGGGTATAGAGGCTATTGACGCAATAACAGCCTCTATGTCTCTAAACGAATTTAAAGGATACCTAAAAGGGAATGTTTTAAAATATGTTTGGCGATATGCGTATAAGAAAAAACCATTAGAAGATTTGAATAAAGCCAAATGGTATTTAGAAAAACTTATTAGTTTACATGAAGACAATACAAGCTAGAGTTATGATTGAACTTGAGATAGATATAGAGGCGTATAATGTGCCTTTAGATCATGATGTCTCTTACGAATTATCCGATATTTTACACAACACATTTTATGAAGTAGAAGGAATAGAAATAACAAATGTCAAGACCATTCAAAAAAGGCAAACGAAGTGATTACCCTCCCCTTAAAATACAGTTTGAGGAAGGGCAAAGAGCTTTTTACAATGGCAAATTAAGAAACCCTTATCCTGTTTTTCAGATGAGAAATAAAGAATGGGAAAGAGGGTTTAATTTTGCCTATTTCAGAAATAAATACAAACGAAGGAGAAGATATGCAAAGTAATGCAGTAGAACTACCCACAGACTATCAAAGTTTTATACATGTTTCAAGGTATGCAAGGTGGATAGAAAAAGAAAATAGAAGAGAAACATGGACAGAGACAGTCAATAGGTATTTTGATTATTTACAAGACAGATTAAAAAAAGAAAATTCTTTTACTTTAAATCCTGCATTACGCAGTGAATTACAAGATGCTGTTCTTAATTTAGAAATTATGCCGTCTATGAGAGCTTTAATGACAGCAGGTATAGCCTTAGAAAGATGTCATGTTGCAGGATATAATTGTTCTTATTTACCAGTTGACAGCATCCGTTCTTTTGATGAATGCTTATATATACTTATGTGTGGAACTGGTGTAGGGTTTTCTGTAGAAAATAAATATGTAAACAAATTGCCCATAGTTAATGAAACTTTTGAAGAAAGCGAAACAACAATAGTTGTAGGAGACAGTAAAGTAGGTTGGGCAAAAGCTTATAGAGAACTTATCCATTTGCTTTATGCAGGGCAAATACCTTCTTGGGACTTGTCTAAGTTGAGACCTGCAGGAGCTAGACTTAAAACTTTTGGAGGCAGATCAAGTGGTCCTGATCCTTTAGACGATTTATTTAACTTTACAGTCAATGTGTTCAAACAGTCTGCAGGAAGACAGTTAAAACCTATAGAGTGCCATGATTTACTATGTAAGATTGGCTCTGTTGTAGTAGTTGGGGGTGTAAGGCGTTCTGCACTTATTAGTTTATCTGATTTAAATGATCAAGAAATGGCGTTGGCTAAGTCAGGCGAATGGTGGAATACTGAAGGACAAAGAGCTTTAGCTAATAACTCTGTTTGCTATACTGAAAAGCCTCCTATAGGAATATTTATGAGAGAATGGTTAAACTTATATAACTCTAAATCAGGAGAAAGAGGTATATACAATAGACAATCTGCTGTAACTAAAGCATTAGAAAATGGTAGAAGAGATGAAGGGCATGATTTTGGAACTAATCCTTGCAGTGAAATTATACTAAGACCTTATCAGTTTTGTAATTTAACAGAAGTTGTAGTTAAAAGCACAGATACTGAAAATGATTTAAATAGAAAAGTAAGACTGGCTACTATATTAGGTACTTTCCAGTCTACTCTTACAGATTTAAAATATCTTAGAAAGATATGGAAGGATAACACAGAAGAGGAAAGACTATTAGGCGTTTCTCTTACTGGTATTATGGACTCTAAATTTTTGAATGATAGTACTGACTTGTCTTTACCTACTCGCTTAAACAGGCTTAAAGAAACAGCAGTACAGGTTAACAACGAATTTGCTAAAAAATTGCGAGTAAATATATCAACTGCAATAACATGTGTAAAACCTTCAGGTACTGTATCTCAGCTAGTTAATTCTGCTTCTGGCATACATGCTAGGCATTCTGCACATTATATAAGGACTGTAAGAGGAGATAAAAAAGATCCTCTATCTAAATTTATGATTGACAAAGGTGTGCCTGCAGAGGATGATATAACACAGCCTGAAAACACTACAGTGTTTAGTTTTCCTGTAGAATCTCCAGACAATGCTGTTACTAGAAATGATCAATCAGCAGTTGAACAATTAAATTTATGGCTTATATACCAGAAGAACTGGTGTGAGCATAAACCTTCTGTTACAATAACTGTAAAAGAAGATGAATGGCTTGATGTAGGAGCTTGGGTTTATAGTAATTTTGATAATGTAGCAGGGATATCTTTCCTACCACATTCAGATCATACATATAAACAAGCTCCTTACCAAGAATGCTCTAAGAAAGAGTATTTAGATTTACTAAAAAAGATGCCTAAAAAACTTGACTGGCAAGAGTTAGTAGATTATGAAGTAGAAGA